ATTCCTCCTTAGCTCAGTTGGTTAGAGCATCTGACTGTTAATCAGAGGGTCCTTGGTTCGAGCCCAAGAGGAGGAGCAACCCAGACGTGTACTTTCCCTTTCGCCTCCATAGCTCAGCTGGCCAGAGCACGTGATTTGTAATCTCGGGGTCATCAGTTCGAATCTGATTGGAGGCTCTATTCGCAGTCAGATGTACATCAGTTGAACTACTGTTTTAGGGGACCTTAGGGTCCCTTAATTTTTTAATGCCCCGTGGTGTAATTGGCAACACTACTGGTTTTGGTCCAGTCATTTTAGGTTCGAGTCCTAACGGGGTAACAATTTCTCATATTTATGTCCGAATTTAAACGCAATGTTATGTTAAATACGGACCACGAAATTAATCAAAAACAACTTTTTTGGAAGTATAGAGAACAAGATGGTCTCTTTTACCACACAAAATTCCCTTGGGAGCATGATGACCCATACTTTGGGAAATTTAGAGGTGAATTTGATGCACTTTGGAGATCTGGGTTGGGTTATATTGCATATGGGGATCCTAAAACTAAAGAAGGTATTATAAATTGCTTTAGACCTTTTATTATAGGTGAAGCCAGAGACCATTCTAAATATCAATATCAGGCTAGTAGAGCATCTAATCGTTTTGGAGAAGATGATGTTTCAAGAGATCAAGTAATTCTTGCATTATCTGCCTTAGAATTTAATGGAGATATAGAGGAGGTAAAAGAGATTACATCTAGATTACCATTTAGGTTAAGTAGAAGGTTTTTAATGACCCCTACTATGTGGTTTTGGGTTAAATATCTTGCAACTCGTAAACAAGGATGGAAAAATGCTTTTGCTTTTATGCAAACTTTAGAACATCTAATTCAAATCCCATTAACAAAGTTTTTAAGATGGTTAGCAGGTGCTACAAAACCTATACCATTACCGCATGACCAACACTCAGAATTACCTTATAAAAAAGGATTTAGATATAAACTATACACAACTTTAGGTTATCCTGAATATGGGTTACATTTTGCAGCTTGGCAGCAATACGTTGTACCCTTTGGCGGGGTTTTAGGTTGGGTTAATAAATCTTTGATAAAATGGCAAATGGAAGATTCAAATCTACTATTAAGACTTCTTATAGGGGAATGGGTTGATATGTTAGAAGTTAATGAAGTACAACCAACTAACACCTTTATTTGGCAAAGACGTTCAGATATAACCACAGCATGGGTTTATCCTCTTAAACTTGAAGAATATGAGTGGAATAATTTGGAGGTTGATATTTTAAAAACATTAATGAATTACAAATAATTATGTATTCACACGTTCACGGAGTAGCAGGTGCTGTTGTTTATACCGCAAGTTACGCGTTATTTAACGCATTCGAATTACCAATCGCAGGCCACGCTGTAGGGGCATTTACCGCGTATATAACACATTTTTTGTTAGATTATTTAGGAGAAACAGGATATGGAGATAATAAAATATCTTCATTAATCGAATTTCCCCATCTTATAACCTTTGGTACTCTTGGTTTTATCTCGGGGTATTTTTGGTTATATTTTTTAGGTTGGGTATTTGGCAATTTGCCTGATTTAATTGATAAACCACTAAGATTAACAGGAATAAGACCACAAGAATGGCATTCATGTCATAATGGACCTGGGTTATTCCAATGGAAGGGTAATAAATTAGGCTACCCCGTTAAGATTAAATTAGATAGAGATCAAACAATTGTAGCTGGGATTATGGCTACTATGGTTTTAACTATGTGGACTTTCGCTATTAAGTTAGGATGGATATTATAAAATATTTCTATTTAGGTTAAATTGGGTGAACTTGATTCACCCATTTTTTTTGCTTATCGTTAGAATATGTATAAGCAGATGGAAAATACAGAATTAATCGAATTTATTAAAGTGGCCTACCACTTGTACCTTGATGAAGTTTTATCTGAGAGGGAAATGGTTCACTATCTTCAAGATGGAGGTTGTGATGTGGTTTTCTATGACGATAATTTTCTATCTATCTCTTACCTAGACGACGGAATGTTCCCAACAAAAGTTACAGTTGATAATAACCTAAATGTTCAGATAGAGAACGATTTGGACGACATTCAATAATGGATCTAGATAAATTTTTTAACTTAATGAATGAGAATCCTGTAGACAGGGATGATCATATTGAAGAAATCTCATCAGTATTCATGGACTTTAAAGATAGTCCTGAGTATAAGTTAAATATGTTTGTAAAAATCATAATGGATCACCTTCAGTTTAATGAACGTGTTATAGAATGGTTTAAAAAAGTAGACGATGAATTTGATGCTCAGGATGTTAAGATGGCAGGTGAATTTGTCGTACATCATAGAGCATGGTTCTACATAAAAAACTTCGATCCAAAAGCCTCATACTTTACCTTGGAGAAGCAAGCTAATCTTAAGACATTAACCGCACTAAAACTCTCAACTCATTTCTTTGAGGAACGAGAGGAATACGAAAAGTGTGCGCATTTGCATTCAATTGCAAAAGAAGTAGAGGGAATTTTAAGTTAAACTTGATTCCCTCCTTTTTTTCTCGTATCTTTAGGGTACAGGAGTTAGGAAATAAGGGAGAGAGATGGGGGAATAGAGGTACCCCGAGGACCCCGGATGACGTCCCAAAAGGGGACATCCTAATTAAATTGAAATAAAATGAGAAACAAAAATCTATTCTTCACAAAACTTGAAAGAGTTGAAGGTAAATTAAAGGCCCTTGATATGATGGTTACTCGTCAAGGTACTACTATGAATGATATCCATAATACCACTTCGGATATTAGAGAGATTATGGATGATCTTCGTACTATGGTTGAACAGCTACCTTCTAGCTAATCTAAAAAAGTTATAAATGAACTTAACAGCAGAACAAATTCAAGAAAATTGGAATGAATTCATTTTCAATATTGAAACCCATATCACTGGGGAGCGTAAGCAAAAACTAATTGATTTCTACATGAAATATCAAGAACGTGTTATGCTTATGCCTGCCGCTCATAAAAAAGAATACCATAATGCCTTCCCTGGGGGGTATGTTGAGCATGTAAATCGTGTAGTACGTTGTGCCCTAAAACAATCTGAACTATGGGCTTCTGAAGGTTGTGATATGACTACATTTACAACTGAGGAACTTGTATTTTCTGCTATTAATCATGATTTAGGTAAGATGGGAGATGAGAACCATGAATCCTACATCCCTCAAACTGATAAATGGAGAAGAGAAAAATTAGGTGAAGATTATATGTTCAACACCCAATTAGCATTCGCTTCAGTCCCAGATCGAGGATTATTTATGCTTCAATCTCACGGTATTCAGTACTCATTCAATGAGATGTTAGCTATCCAAACCCACGATGGTCTATACGATGATGCTAATAAGAAATATCTATTCGCTTATATGCCAGAGCAGAAACCACGTACCTCACTACCATTTATCCTCCACCAGGCTGATTTAATGGCTGCTAGGATTGAATTTGAGCGTGAATGGTTGCCTAAATTGAAAGAAGGAAAAAATAACTTGGATGGGGGTAAAAAGAATTTTACATTGGACTCAACTAAAAAGTCTAACCCAACCAAGCAGCAAAAAGCCCTAAACTCAGTTAAGAGTGAAGGACTAAAAAATATGTTAGATAACTTATGATAACTACAGTATCAATTATAGTTTTATCGGTTTTAGTCGTGTTACTAGGTTTCACGACTTTCAACCTTTTACGTAAGAATGAGAAAGCAGAAGATGTAATCAATTCTTACCAGGACTACATTATCAATGTAACTGAGACTGTAGACTTCATTGATGAGCGCCTAAAACAAATTGATGAGAAAGGCGCCTTTAGAAGCGATGATGAAATAGGTTTTTTCTTTGAGCGTATTAAAATGCTACATGCTGCCCTTAAGTCTTTTAGAGTAGACTTATAAAACGTATGGCTAAAAAGAGAAGACCAAAATCTAAAAATTACTTCACCAAGGATACCGAAAACGCAATTGTTAGATATAATAACGAACCGGATCCAGAGGTACGCTCTAAAATTTATGAGCGTGAGATTCACTATCCGTTCTTTAAGCTAACGGAAAATATTATCCATACCTTTAAATTTTATTATACTGAGGTAGATGATATTGAGCACTTACAACATGAAGTAATCACATTTTTACTATCTAAAATCCACCTCTTCAATCCAGAAAGGGGAGCTAAAGCATATTCTTACTTTGGAACCATTGCTAAGAACTATCTTATCATTTCTAATACGAAAAACTATAAAAAACGTATTGATAAGGCAGATGTAATTGAAGCTGAACAAAACGAGAAATTCTCATATCAGATTGATGATTCACCTGTAAAGGATGAATTAAACGAATTTATAGATCTATATGTAGAATACTGCTCAGAAAATCTATTTAATTTATTCCCTAAAAAGTTTGATGCTGAGGTAGCAGATGCTATTTTAGAACTATTTAGAAAGAGAAGTGATCTAGATGTATTCAATAAAAAGGCCCTCTACATTTACATTCGTGAAATGGTAGATGTTAAAACCCCTAAAATTACTAAAATAGCCAACCAGCTTTATAGTATATTTAAAGATAACTATATATTCTATCTTGACAATGGGTATGTAGAATTTGAATAACTCGTATTTATAATAGAATATTAATATTATAACTATGGGTAATTTTGATCAAGAAATATTTGGTGGTAAAAAATTCTCTGGCTTACTAGAAGAAATTTACGAAAACCAAAAGAAAAAAGAGGCTCAAATATCCGCTCTAATTAACGAGCTAAAACCCCTTATTACTGATATAGGGGATGCTACTCTTATTGTTCCTTTAATTAAGGAATACATGGATTTAGCTATCAAAAATGATGATGCTCTAATTAGAATGGCTACCATAATTCAAAGATCATTACAGAGAGCAAACTCATCTGATGAAGGGTTTGGTATCACTGATGAAGAAAAAGAGCAGCTACTAAGCGAAATCAATAAGCTAAACGATAAAAACAAGGAATAATGCCTGTCTCTTCTGGGTTAAAACAGTTTCAAACCTTAGGTACCATCCAAAATTCATCTACTCAGGATGAATTAAGGAGGCTACAAGGGTCTATTCTTTCTGCTCGTGTAAGTTCTATTAATCAAGAAGGAACTGGAAATGACGGTGTTATTTCTGTAGAGGTTTTAACTGAAGTGGGTTCAACCCTATCTAATATTATTCCTAATGTTCTACCATTATTCCCAAATTATAAAAATTACCCATTAGTTAATGAGGTAGTAATGGTTGTAGCTTTAGCTAATAGTAACTTTAGCAATAATTTCAATAGGTTAACATATTATTATATTAATCCAATTAACCTTTGGAATTCACAAGAAACAAACCCACTACCAGTCCCAACACAAAATGTTAAATCTGCCTCGCAAAGTAAAGGATATTTAGAAACAGAAGCAGGAAATCCTAACAGACCAGATTCACAAGAAAATACTACATTTAGACCTGGTACTTATTTTGTTGAAAGAGGAACAGTAAACCCTTTATATGCGTTTGAAGGTGATACTATTATTGAAGGTAGATTTGGAAATGCTTTAAGATTAGGAAATACAGTCCCAGATAATATAGCTTCTTTAAATAATAACTGGTCTGTAACAGGTTCTTTAAGTGATCCTATTACTATACTTTCAAATGGACTTCATTCAGAATCCCCTTCATACAATTCAGTTGTAGAAAATATTAATGAAGATAAATCTTCAATTTATTTAACCTCAACTCAAAAGGTTCCAATTGAAGTATCTTCTCAAAATGATTACTTATCATATAGCGTTGCCCCTACCCTCCCTAAAGAATATACAGGAGAGCAAGTAATTATTAACTCTGGTAGATTACTATTCAACTCTACTCAGGACCATATCTTATTATCTTCAAATAAGAGTATTAACTTAAATACTGTAGAATCTGTTAATATAGACGCTCAAACCCAAACCGTAATACAGACACCGGAACTATATCTTGGTGGTGTAGAAACGGCTCAACCCGTGGTTTTAGGCGATGATTTGGTGGGATTATTAACTGATATTTTAAGTGATTTAGATACACTAACAAAATCACTACAAAATCAAATTGGTGTTCCTGCTGGCTCACCTTTAGGACCTACTAATTTAATAGCTCAAGGTATTAATGCTAAAATTGGAGGTTACAAGACACGATTACAAAACTCTTTATCTCAAACTACTAAGACAGTATAATGGCAATTTCACCTAAAAAAATACAAGAGATAAGAGCAAAGAGGGCTCAAATTAAAAAAGATAGAAAGGAACGTCTAGCTTTAGAGGCTACAGACACTCAAGCTATATCTAATGCTGTTACTGAAGACCAAAAACCTCAAGGACAACAAAAATTAGGCTCTTTAATTTTAAAGCAGGGTCAAAAACTTTCTAAATTTGTAGTCCCACTAGCAACCAATCTTTTAAGAGAATACGCTGTAGATCAAGTTCAACAAGAAATTGAAGCGCAAGAATTATCCCCTGAAGAATTAAAGGAAAAATTCTGTCCTTCTAACCTACAAGATATTATTCAAAAAAGAAATGACGCTGTAGAATATCTAAACAATACTGGGGCTAGACTAGATTCATTATCTATTACAGTAGATTTTGGGGCTAATTTTGCTTCTTTATTACAAGGTTTAATTACTACAATTAAAACAGCAAAAACAATATCTACTCAAGTCTTAAGTTTCATCCCAGTTGCCCCTGGGGCCGCTACCTCAGCTATTGATACTGCTGGTGATGTTGCAGATGGATTAACATTTAATGAAGATGGTACTCCAAGAATACCACCTATCAAAATTACAGCTTCTCAAGTATCACCTGCTGTAGCTTCAACACAATCTACTATTTTAAGATGTGTTGATTTGTTGGGGAGATTAGATGTACTAGTTAATCTGTGTGACCCTAATTCAAATCTAACCCCACTATCAGATTCTATTAAAGAGATAGTAGCAAATGAAGCATTAGCTGAAGCATCACAGAATGAAACAACATATAAAGGTTTTATTCTAGAGATAGAAACAAGACCATTTACTGATAGAGTAGACCAAAGTAGAGCAGTTGGAAAGAATAAATCAGGAATTGTATTAATTGCAACTGATTATTCGTTTGCTTCCGACCCTCAAGTGCTTATAACAGAACTTAAATTTATCATTGATAGAGACGATTTAAAAGCTTATTAAAATAATATTTATAACCATGAAAGTTACGGAATTAAAAAAGGTATTAAAAGAGGCTGTTAGAGAAGTTGTTCAAGAGGAATTAAAAGATATCCTTCTTGAAGCGGTAAAATCTCAAAATTCTACACCTATTGTAGAAGCTAAAGTAGCACAACCAACTCAACCAAATCTTGAAGCTCAAAAAGCAGCAAGAGCTTCTATCATGCAAACCATGATGGGTGGTAATCCTCTAACTACACAAAACACTTTTAACCCACAAGGTACTATGCCTGGTGGTGATTTACCTGCTGGAAATGTTGGCTTAGACCAAATTATGGGTCTAATGAATAATAAATAATGGCATATAACGCGAGAAAAATAGCACCTACAGATTTTAAACCCGGTACTGGGGTTGGGGTTTCTATTCCTTTCTCATCAGAAGGCGTATTTAAGTCAACTTATACCAACAAAGAAGCAACAAAAAATAACTTGATTAACTTTTTCCTTACTGAACCTGGATCACGTTGTGGAAACCCAGAGTTTGGTGGTGGTTTAGGTAAATTCATTTTCGAACAAATCGTAAATGAAAACCTAGATTTCTTAAAGGAAGATGTAGCTGCTAAACTAAACCAATACTTCCCCCAAATTGAAGTGTTAAGTTTAGAAGTAACAGCACAAGAAGATAGAAATACAATTAACGTAGTTTTAGATTATAGGATTTCTCAAACTAACGATACAGATACAATTGAAATAACTTTATCATAATGGCTAAAGCAAGAGACATAAAGTATTTGAATAGGGACTTTAATAGTTTTAGGAATGCCTTAATTAACTATTCTAAGACATATTTCCCTACTACTTATACTGATTTCAGTGAAGCTTCACCTGGTATGATGTTCATGGAAATGGCATCTTACGTAGGTGATGTTTTATCATTCTACCAGGATAACCAAATTCAAGAAACATTTACTCAATACGCTAATCAAACTAATAATTTATTTGATTTAGCTTATATGTTTGGTTATAAACCTAAAGTAACAGGTGTAGCAGAAACTACAATTGACTTCTACCAAAGAGTTCCTTCAGTAGGGGTAAATAAAGAACCTGATTTTAGTTATGCCTTAGTAGTAGGAGAAAACACTCAAGTAAAATCAAACGTATCAGATACAACCTTTTTAACAGAAGATTTAATTGACTTTACAGTCTCATCTTCTTTTGACCCAACAGAAATTACTGTATATGCTGTTGATGGTTCAAATAATCCTACAGAATACCTTTTAAAGAAAAGCAGAAAAGCAATCTCAGCAACAGTTAATACAACTACTCTAACTTTCACAACCCCAGAAGAATTTGCTACTCGTACTATTACTGCTGATAATTTAATTGGTATTCTAGACATTGTAGATTCTGATGGTAATGTGTGGTATGAAGCAGATTACTTAGGTCAAGAATTAGTATTCGATTCAATTAAGAATACTAACCCAAATGACCCTAACAATTACCAAGATTCAGATTCTGCTCCTTACTTACTTCAAACTAGACAAGCTCAAAGAAGATTTGCAACTCGTTTCTTAGATGCTTCAACTCTTCAAATTCAATTTGGTGCTGGTAAGTCTAATGATACTGATGAAGAAGTAATCCCAAATAGTGATAATGTTGGTTTAGGTTTACCATTTGAAAAAGATAAACTTACTACTGCATATTCACCATTAAACTTTATTTTTAGTAACACTTATGGTATTGCTCCTTCTAATACAACTTTAACAGTTAGATATTTAACTGGAGGAGGAACATCTGCTAATGTCCCTGCTAATTCACTTACAAGTTTAGTTTCAACAAACACTGTAACATTTGCCAACTACTCAGCTACTGACCCAAGTGGTGATTATCAAGCAGCATTTGATTCTTTAGCAGTT